ATGAGCAATGATCGCATGACCAATGTTCCAGATTTCCTGGGCGAATTGGATGCTGGCGTGTTCATCAACAAGATCGCCGGGGCGCTCAATACCGCCGCACTGGGCGTTTTGAACAATGGCAGCAAAGGCAAAGTAGTACTGACTTTCGACATCGATCGCATGGGCAATTCGATCGAAGAAAAGCGAGTCATGATCAAACACAAACTGCAGTACATCACCCCCACCCCGCGCGGGAAAGTTTCTGAAGAAGACACGACAGAAACGCCGATGTTTGTTAACCGCGGCGGCAAGTTGACCATCCTGCAGGAAGACCAGGGCAACCTGTTTACTCTGAGCGGGGATCCGGATGCAAAGCTGCGGACGGCGCCATAGGCCGTGACTGATGCGTTTTTAGTTTAACTACATTTTTCTTTAAGGAAATTTTATGTCCCAACAATTAGATGGCAGCGCAATTAAGCAAGTTCAGGACTTGGTGCTTTCTGGTTACTACATGGAAGATATCCAGCGACTGGCATGCCCAACAGCTGTCCTCCCAGCTGGCACGGGTATCGAAAGCCTCGAACGCTTCTCCTCGGAGCGCTTTCGTTTCCGTGGTGCGATGGAAACCACAAGCATCGACGACTTTGTGCGTTATTCCTCAGGCTACGCCAAAGAAGACGAAAAAGCCCGTTGCTTTATTGATGCCGATAACATGCTTGCGCGTTCTATCTTCAACATCGGTACGCTGGATAATCCCGGACACGCTGATAACGTCGCCTCGATCAAGCTGAAGAAAACAGCCCCATTCCGCGCGCTGCGGTCGATCAACGGGGATCACCTTAACCAGAAGCAAATCGCCGAATGGCTGGAAGACTGGAGTGATTACCTGATTGCATTCGATGCCGACGGTAACACGATGAAAATCGCCCAGGCCGCGCAGGCAGTTCGCCGCGTCACCATCCAGCAAACTAATGCCTCCGATCATGAAGATGGTGATTTCAGTGGCAAAAAGTCGCTGATGCAGAGTATCGAAGCCAGCAGTAAAGACGTGATGCCGGTGGCGTTCGAGTTCAAATGTGTGCCGTATGAAGGACTCGGAGAACGTGCATTCAGCCTGCGCAACAGCCTGCTGAAAAGTAATGATCCGGTATTTGTCCTTCGTATCGTCCAGTTGGAAGCCCAGGAAGAAGCGATCGCCAATGAGTTCCGCGACCTGTTGATCGGTAAGTTCGACGGTAAGCCGGTCGAGGCCTTCATCGGTACTTTCAAAGCCTAAGCCTGATTGCTCAGCCTTAAATCTCCGCTGCTGCGGGGATTTATTGAAGCGTAATCCTTTTATTTATCGCCTTATGGCGAGGGATTTCTACACCCAAATAACAGCGCTGTGCAGGCGTAACGTATGGAGAAAATAATGAGCTTTATTAAAACCCTTTCAGGCAAACACTTTAATTATCTCGATATCCAGCAAGACGCGATCGAGATAGAGGATATTGCAACCGCCCTCTCGCATATCTGCCGATTTGCCGGCCACCTGCCAGAGTTCTACAGCGTTGGACAGCACAGCGTTTTATCCAGCCTGCTCGTACCGCAGGAGTTCGCACTTGAGGCACTTCTCCACGATGCTGCCGAGGCTTACCTGCAGGATATCCCGGCACCACTTAAGCACCTCTTACCTGACTATCGCGCAATGGAGATTCGGGTTGATGCTGCAATACGTCAGAAATTCGGCCTGCCTGATGAGCAGCACCCGACCGTTAAATATGCCGACCTGGTGATGTTGGCCAGCGAACGTCGTGACTTTGAGATCGACGACGGCACTGTTTGGCCCATGCTCGAAGGCATTATTCCGACGGATCAATTCGTTATTAATCCGGTTCGCCCAGGCCAGGCCTACGGGATGTTCATGAACCGCTTCCACCAGCTGATGGAGCGGCGCTAATGGCACATATGAAAGTTAAAGAACTGGTCGCTGCAGCTTACGCTGCGGCACCCGATCTACCACCGGAAAAAGCAGAGTTAATGCGCAATATCGCTTCACGGCTGGATGTTACGTTTATCGCCCTTACCGAAGCAATGGACCAAAACACTGCGCAGGCAGCAGTGCTGGCAGGCCTGAATGGGGTTAAAAACCATGGCTAAAAACTCGATCGACGTGTACGGCGCCAGCGGAAAGACGAACGTTTTAACGTTTGAACCTGAACACCTGCATCTGATTACCGACAAAACTCACCCGCTCTACGATGAGCGGGTCCATCTGCCGATCGACGAAGGGATGGTACTGAACATTGCGGAGCTCGGTGTACTGGAACCTATCATCGTCTGGAAAGACCCCGAATTGGGGCTCACCTGCGTAGTTGTTGGCCGTCAGCGCGTTAAACATACCTTGGAGGCAAATAAACTCCGTCTGAAAGAAGGCAAAGACCCACTGCTTGTTCCTGGGGTAGTTAAGCGCGGATCAGCAAATCAGATGGCTAAGTACATGGTCAGCGAAAACGAAATTCGCCGACCTGATACACCGCTTGGCCGGGCTAAAAAAATGTCAGACGCACTCGACCGCGGGCTCGATGAGGACGACATTGCAGTGTTGTTTGGCTGCAGCGTTCAGACCGTTCGAGCAACGCTCTCCATCCTCGAGGCCACCCAGGCCGTCCGGGAAGCTGTAGAGGCTGGCACAATTACCGTTACCCAGGCGCGTCAGTTGGCATCGCTTAAACCCGAAGAGCAACGGGAGAAGGTCAAGCAGATCGAGACAGCGACCGCCGGCATCACTGGCCATGAAAAAGCCCGGCGGCAGCGCCAGGTTCTTGGTGAAGCAAAGCCGCGTATCAAATCACGCAAGGAAATTACAAAAGCCCTCGAAGATGCCAGCGGCGAATATGCCGAGGCTCTGCGCTGGGTGCTTGGGGAGGCGGTATGAATATTGATCCTGAGAATTACAGCAAATACACCCTCCGTCGGTTCGCCGCCATTCTGGATGTGATCTGCTGGGTGCTGATTGCCGTAGTAACCGTTGGTATCTGCATGTTTATTGAATGGTGGACAGCATGAACATCTCAACAGTAAACGAACTCATCGCTTCCCTGGAGAGCGCAGGTGAGCTGTCGATCAGAGAGCAGAAGTTCCTGAAGCTGGCGAAAGCGTTTAAGCAACTGGCTGCGGAGAATGCCTATCTTCTCAGCGGAGCAGCCCGTGAACTTAACACTTCATGGATGTTCCACAAAACGATGCTGGGTGCTCAGGCGGCGCTGGCTTGCCTTTCGCTTGGCAGGGAGTCTGCTGCTCGCGACTGGCTGGAAGGTACTACAGACGAAGCTGGGGCCGAGATTCCCGATGATATTACCGTTGCTGGCCTGCAGGCATGGTTCGACAGCCAGATGGTCAGCAATGACGGGAAAAGCGGATTCCTGACCAGGAAGGAAGCCGAAAAGGCTATCCGTAAGGCGTGCCCCGCCACCGACGCCTTCCTGGACGGGATTAAGGCTGATGCCATTGATGAAGCCGCGGTAGAGCTCGACCGGGTCGACACAGTGGCAAGTACCAGAGTAATCGGGTTCAAACTCCGTGAGTTTTCCCAGCAGTTGCGCGAGGGGGCCAAATGACCGAGCAAACCATTCTCGACATGTGCTGTGGCTCCCGCATGTTCTGGTTCGATAAACAGGACGAGCATGCTGTATTCAGTGATATCCGTGCTGAGCAGCACAAACTTTGCGACGGACGCAGCCTGGTTATCAGCCCGGACATTATCGCCGACTTCCGCGCGCTGCCGTTCGCTGACGCCTCTTTCCCCATTGTCGTGTTTGACCCGCCACATCTTGAACGAGTGGGCGAAAACGCCTGGATGGGTAAGAAATACGGACGTCTGAACAAAGACACCTGGCGCGATGACCTGCGTGCTGGGTTTAAAGAGGCATTTCGCGTACTGCGGCCACACGGCGTTCTTATCTTCAAATGGAACGAAACCCAGATACCGGTTAGCCAGATTCTTGCGCTCACTGACGAGAAGCCGGCTATCTGGCAACGCACAGGGAAAGCGGACAAAACGCACTGGGTAATTTTCGTGAAGGGGGCCGGCAAATGATAACCGGGACTACTAACTATGACGATGTTCCCGATGTTCTCTGCGCCTTTTGCGGCGGTTATTACAAAGCCGACGATCCGGAAAGCCATGACTGCGATGAAGAAGCCCATAACGAAATCGAGTGTGATATCTGCGGTTTCAAAAGCACTGATCCGGAAGGCGCTCACTACTGCTGCGAGGATAACTCTGATGAATGATATCACCGAACTAGCCCAGAGCCTGAAACGTCGAGCTGCTTCAGCAAATGAGTTTGGCGAAAGCCTGTACGTAAAAGCAGATGAAATCCGCATGCTGGTAGAGGCGCTGGAGCATAAGGAAGAACAGCGTGCTAACTGGTTCCAGATGACGCAGAAATTAGGGGAAGACTTGGATTCGGCAGAGAAGCGCATCGCCGAGCTGGAGTCCTGCTTAGAGTCTGCTGACAAACTGCAGGACAGTGCATTCCGTAGCGGATTGCAACACGGGTTTAGTCTCGGACAGACAGATGACCAAAAAGGTTATGAGCAGAGCATGGCCGCTTACAGCCTCGCCGCTGGCATCAAGGTGGAGGCTGAGTGATGTGGAGAGGAACCGATCGCACCAGAAGCCAGATGATACTGACCGAGTATCGCTATGACCCTAAAGCCAAAGACTCCAAATCCGTTTACCTGGTGCGGCATAACAGCCAAGCCCAGCAGACCGTTCTGGAGCAGCATTTGACAATAGAGCGCGATAGTTTCGGTCGTTTCATACCGACTATCGAACTGAAAGACTTTCCGGAAGGACTTAGCGACCGCGAGTCGATGCTAAAACTTGCCGACTGGCTGCACCGTTTAGGTGTGGCTATCGAGGATAACTGGAGTCAACCATGACCAAATCAACCATAACCAGAGAGCAACTGGAAGAATGGGTTGCACAATTTGATGAAGATGGCGGCTGTGATGCCACTGACAGGCAATTAGAGACTCTCATTCGTCAATCGCTGGAAGCAATGGACAGCGAGCCGGTGGCCGAAGTTTTATCTAACCGCCTAGGCAATGGGACGTCGACAATTGACAGGGCGCTTCCTGTTGGCACCCAGCTCTATCGCCACGCGCAGCCAGCTCCTGCCTCTCCTGTTTGCACCTGCCCCAGCGGCGATGGTTCGCTGCGCTGGCCATGTCCGGTGCATGCTGGCAGCTCTCCGGTAATTCCGGATGGTTACGTGTTGGTGCCAATGAGGTTAACTGCTGAAAACGGCGCGAAGGGGGCGCTATCCGGTGAGTTTTCAGAAACCAAGTTCGTAAACTGCCCGGAATGCTTTGGTGATGATGAATGTGAAACATGTGACGGTAGCGGGAAAATTGAAATAACAGTGCCTGTCACCTGGACGACTATCAAAGCTATTTGGGTTAAAGGTGTCGAGCATTTTGCAGTCACAGCGCAGGAGAATGATTAACGTGAACCATTTAATGATCGACCTGGAAACTATGGGTAATAAACCCAATGCCCCTATAGTCTCCATCGGTGCTGTATTTTTTGAGCCATCAACTGGTGAACTCGGCAAAGAATTTTATCGCGTTGTCAGCCTGAAAAGTTCGATGGATGGTGGTGCCGTACCTGACCCTGAAACCATTATATGGTGGATGCAGCAAAACGAAGAGGCTAGAAAGGCTATTTGCGATAAGGAAAACAGCATAGCACTCTGGTTTATGCTGTGTGAATTCAGCCACTCATTTATTCGCAATAACGCCGACCCCAAAAAGATTCAGGTATGGGGCAATGGTGCGACGTTTGACAATGTCATCATGCGAGCAAGCTATGACCGTGAGGATATTCCCTGCCCTTGGCATTTCTCCAATGATCGCGATGTGAGAACCATCGTCGAATTAGGCCGGGCCATAGGTATCAACCCTCGCCGCGACATCCCGTTTGAAGGTGATAGGCATAACGCTCTAGCTGATGCCAAACACCAAGCTAAATACGTGTCCGCAATCTGGCAACAACTTTTACTTAAACATTGTTGAGGTAAATATGAATACTATGTTTTTGTTAATGGCTGAATATGGTTCTGCAACTGTCCAATTAAGTCAGGTTTGCGAGAAATATTTTGGTTTGAAACCTTCTACTGCAGAGAAACGAGCTGCTATGGGAGACCTTCCGATCCCCACTTTCCGTGTCGCTGAAAGCCAAAAAGCGCCACGCATGATCCACATCCAAGACCTGGCTAATCATATCGACGAGCAGTTGAAGAAAGGTCGAGACCTTCTTGAGCAGATGAAAACCGCCAACCACTGA